AAGTTACGCAATTTGCCGTAAGATTGACGGTTTTGTGGGTTAACTCCAAATACACCAGCGATAGTGAATGTATCACCTTGTTGCAATGTAGCGGCCGCACCGGTTGAACCTACAGTAATTGTGCTTGAATAAGCCCAACCACTTGATAGGAAACCAGTTGCAGTTGTTACGTTGCATGACAATGTTGCAGATGCATAGCTACCGAAAGTTTGTGATACTACGTTCTGATCCATAAACCAATTCATACCACCTGAATCACGACCCATAAGGCCTTTGGTGTATTGGCTAGAAATCTTTTCGTTAGGAACAAACAAACCTTTTAGGCTGTCAACAATAGTTGCTGATGTAAACGGCTCAACTGTACATGAACGTCTTCCGTCACGTGGTGCTCCTTCTGAATCAAGGTAAGCGGCGGCAGTTAAATAAGTAATCAAACCAGTTGGTGCAGTACCGGCAGTACCAACGATGTTTGCTGTGTTATTTTTTGCAGTCACTAAACCATCACGGTCCATTTTGTTAGCAATAGCGGCAATACCTGGCTTCAATACACGGTCGCTAAACATATCTAAAGATAATGCTAAGTCTTGTGTAGTAAATTGGGTATCCACATGGAACTGCGTGGATAAAGTTACAGGTACTGAAGTTTCATTGAAATCTTCTACGTTTAATGCCGGTCCAGTTGTACCGATAAAACGACCAGGTCTACGGACGTTAACAGTTTGACCAATTTTTGCGCCTACTACAGCAAATTGATCATCATAGTTACGGTCTACTTGGCCAGTAAAAGTTAATTCGTTTTCCAAAACCATCAAAGCTTCGTTTGTGATTTTGCTAATGGTTAATAAATTATTACTCATTTTAATATTCCTTAAAGATTAAATTAGGTTTAACCTCAACGAATCTTCCCAGCAAGTCTTGCGGCCTTCCATTGTTGATAGGACATATCATTACCGTCCATAGCAACATCTGCAATGCCACCAGTTGATCTTAATGGTCTGATCGGTTCAGGTGCATTAGACTTCGCCGCAACAGTTTTCTTTTCAGCTTTGGCTGGAGTTTCAGTTTTTTCAAACTTTGCTTCCAACTTCCCAATAAGTTTTAAGGCACTTGGTAATGACATGGAAGTTAACTTTTCAGCCAACTTATCATCGCTTGCAAGTTCATATAGAATTCTTGGTCCTACATCACTTTCAATAATGGCATCACGTACAGCATCACTTACAACTGCCGAACTTGATGCAACCATTTCTTCGTAATCAGGTAATTCGGCTTTTGCAGATTCTAGCTTTTCGGACCACGTTTGTATTACCGTATTCCTTTGGGCTTCAAATTCACGTTGCCTTACTTCCATTTCACGCTTTTCCAATGCCTTATTCGTTGACCATTCTGCCAATGCCTCTGCATAATCAAAAGCATCTTTAAAATCGTCAGGTGTCGGCTTTCGATTGTTATTCGGTTGTTCTTGCTGTACCCGATTACTTTCTAATGCTGACAAACGTGCTTCTAAACTTTCCCTTTTCATGCGTTCTTCAGCGGCAGTTGCTTCCGCTTCTTTACGTGCTTTGGTTAACTCAGAAAAACGCTTTTCTAACTTTGGGTTTTGCTTCTTTTCATCTGATCCGGTCGCTTCATCTTCTACTAATTCCGGTTCACTCTGTCCTTTATTGACCGCTGGCTCTGATTGATCAGCCACAGTTGGGTCGCTTTCGGAAGCTAAACCTAATTTATTAGCATTGAAATCGGCTAAATTTTCACTTGTTACTATAGTTCCAGCTTGTTTTGGATGTTCTACTACTTCTTGCGCTTCTGACATGGTTATTATTCCAAGAATTAACCCTATGAAAACACCATAGGTAGTGTGATAAAGATATCTTAATACTATATCTTGTGTTTTGCAACATTACTGCATAAATTGACCCTGTTCTTGCGGTTGCATCTGTTGTTCTTGTTGCATTTGTTGCTGTTGCATCTGCTGTTGTTGCATTTGTTCTGCGCTTGGTGCCATTACAGCCATATTGTCTTCAATAGATTGCGTTGCACTATTCATCATTTGGTATTGGTCAGCATTTCTAGAAGCAATTTCCGCTTCAAGTCTAGACGTATCCATTTGGCCAAGAATTAACTTCATTAAAGCTTCAATTTCTGTTTTGTTCTGTGAAGTCAATGAACGGGTATTTTGGTCACGCATCTTAACTTCTGCCGCCAATACTGCCCTACGATCTTCACCAACTTGACGAACTTGCTCAACATCTTGACGGTTTTTAATCATCATCTGTAATTGCTGTATTTGCTGGGCCATTTGTTCCATTTGTTGTTGGCTATTTATCAACTGCATTTGAATTTGTGGCGGAACTTGTGATTTTTCATCAATCTTAGCTAATGGATTAACTGAAGCTAAACGATCAGCAATGGTGTCTGCTCCTGGGAAGTCCATGTTTCTAAAGATTAAATCACCGGCTTGTTGCATCAGTGATGGGTCTGCCGCTAATAAAGACATCATAGAATCAACAGCTTCCTGACGTTTAGTGTTGTAACCAGGGCCAGTATCCATAACTACATCGTATTCGCCTACAGTAACATCATTAAGCAACATTTCTACACCGTTTTCATCTTGCTGGCCTGTTTTTTGATTAATTGTCATTAATTCAGGCTTACCATCATCCCCGATAATTCGCATCACACGTTCAGCATTATAAATCTTTGGTATTAAATCAAGAATAATCCGTCCAGTATGGGCAATTGATCGTGTCAAATTGTCGTAGTAATGGAAATTGGTCATATCCACTTGACCCTGTTGGCCTTGTAATGCTTTACCGCTAATATTTCCTTGTGGTAACTGGCTTGGATCAAATATGCCTACTACAGCTTGCAAATCTTGCGTAATAGACTGGGCGGCCGCCATAATTGCAGTGGGCGGTTGTTCCGGAACTTGACGTATTGGTGGTGGTGCTGGCTGGCCATTGATGTCAGTTTGCTTGTAACGTAAGTAAGCATAAGACGCATTGTTTGCACTAGCCCATTCTTGCTCATGGTTTTCATCTTGACCTTCAGCCATAATCCATTTAGCCCTGGGTGCCAAAGCTACTGACTCGGTCATTGATGTTTGCCAAAAGTTATACATACGCTGTGGATCTTTGGCCATACGCACCAAACCAAACTTTTTACGTTTGTTATCCACCACGCATTGTTGACCATAAGTCGGCACAATTGGTATGTATTTACCAGCCCATGTGCCTTCCTCTAATACTTCCATGGCGGTAACTTTGCACCATCTAATTGTCTTTTTAAATGTTTTACGGCGGCTTACTTCATAAACTCCAGCGCCTTCCATAATGTCATTGCTAGGCAATTCGCTTTCATAAGCCGTTGTTCCGTCAGATAAAAGAACTAAATATGTGCTTTCAATACGGGTATAAAAGTATTCAGCTATACGAATATCATGCTTTGTTACCCATTCGCTATTGCTATCACCAGTGCCACGGGCAGAAAAACCACCGCCATCATCAGCATCAGGGTACATTTTCCTAAAGTTTTCTTTAGGCATAACAACAGTTATAAGACATCTTTCAGCATCAGAGCCATCAGGAGCCGTTGAGTTAGGATCAAAATATACTGTAAATGGGTTATCAATTGGCTTAATGTAAATTTCTTGGTCAAACGAATCAGGCCTTACATAATCAGTTGTTACACGCCAGTAGCCCCAACCCATGCGAACTGCATAATCGTAGGCAGTATCGTAAGCATGGTCAGCATTAGAATTAACTTCTACGTGCCGGCAAATACCTGTAATAAGTTCAGCCATTTTTGCATCAGTTTGATTATTCATGCCCTGGCATTTAATACGTGGGCGTTGCTGGCGTTGTTGGTTGGTGATTTGTCTTACGTAAGCATCAACCTTATTGATTGTTAAACATGGCCTAGATTCTAATTCCCGGCTGTTTTGTATTTGGACTGGCCATTGATCACCGGCGGCAAACTTTACATCATCTAAAGCTTCGGCTCGGTTAGTTGTGTCGGCTTCTGCCGCTTGTCTTAAAAATTCAATTGCTTCTGAAATTCGGGGATCGCCATCTGCATCACCGTAATAAACTTTTTCATCGTATGTATCCGCCATATTTAGCCCATCCAGTTTGCTGGTGCCCTTTGATTAGCCCTCTGTGGTTGGGCTTTTCTAGGTTCGTTAATCATAAGACCTATATACCTGAATGCATCGGCCCCGTGGGAATATTCACAATGTAGTGGCTTAGCACTAAACATTTTCGTATCAGGGTCAACATCATACCGGTAATGTCTTAAACATTGTAAGCCTTCTTCGGTATTTTGCCTATCAAAATAGCATTTATTGAATATTGTTCTAGCCGCATTGATACTGTCTGCAATTGGCACCCGATCCAAAACTTGAACCTTCATGCCGGTAGCCCTTACAATTTCTTCTATTGATTTGCCAGTTCCCAAAGATTTAGCCTTGGCATCATGAGGCAACCAAATCGTATCGTACAGATAACCAAAAGATTGTAGTTTAGCCATGTAATAACTAATTGTTTGCTGACTATCCTCAAAATAACGCAATAATCTAGTTTCTTGGCCAATAAATTGCAATATCCAACAAGCAGTTTGATCCGCCCAACCCAAATCGAACACAGCATGGACGGGCTTAGTTGCATCATATGGCACATTACATATACGGCCTTCTAGTTCAGCCATAGTTACTTCTTTAGCAAATATGGCACCATTGACTGTTTGGCGTGGAACTCCTTCCCAAACGTTGTTATATGCCTCAATATCCCTACCTTGCA